TTGGCAGTCCATTATTAAGTTTTTTATTATGTTCCCTTTGTACACCGTTGCAATGGAAACCTTTGATATCACCATCACCAACAACGACCCCACGGCCAGCGTGGGCGATCAGGTCATGGGCTATTATGGCTGTATGCTGACCGGTGAGATCCCGCTGTCCATCCTGAACGACGACGAAGCAATGCTGAACTATGACTTCAATTTCAGCTACACCAAGGTAAACCGTCTGAAAGCATTTTCCGACCCGGTCAATCTGGGCAACTGATAGGAGGTATTCTTTATGAGCGCACTTTCCGCATTTCTGCATCCCGCTGTTCCTACGGAAGAAAAGGAGCTTGTCATTTCCAAGCGCTTTCTCGGCGCAGATGGCAAACCTGTTCCGTTTAAGATCCGCGCCCTGACCCAGGAAGAAAATTCTTCCCTGCTCAAGGCATCCACCCGCAAGAAAAAGGTAGGCCAGCAGTGGCAGGACGAGATGGATGCCAACGAATATTCCAGCCGCATGATCGTGGCAGCAACGGTATTCCCCGACTTTCACAGCGCTGAGCTGTGCGAAAACTATAACACCAAAGATCCTGTCCAGGTCCCCGGCAAGATGCTGCTGTCCGGTGAGTTCCTCAAACTCATCACCGCCATCAACGAACTGTCCGGCTTGGATGAAGGCCCGGACGAAGAAGCAAAAAACTGATCGCCGGGGACCTCTGGGATATTGATGTTCTGGCAGCTTACTACTGTTTTGACAATCTCGGCTGGTCCCCCGGTCAATACGATTCCCTGCCGGAGCGTGAAAAGGCTCTGGTCCGGGCATTTGCTTTGCGTACAATGGAAAAGCGCTTAAAAGAATCCCGACAGATGAAGGAGGCTGGACACAGTGGCTGATATCCATTCAAGGTTCATTCTGGACGATCAGGCTTCTAATCCGCTGGCCGGGTATATCACAGTCGCGAAGAATGCGGCTTCTGCCACCACCGCTGCACAGCGCCAGCTGAAAAGCTATGAATCCGCACTGCGGAGCACAGAGCTTGCTTCTGCTAAGGCAACTGCGGCCTTTGAAGCCAGTGCTCAGCAGCTGGATACCATGCGCGCTGCCGGTGAAGCGGGCACCGCTGCGTACAAACAGCTTGAGACCCAGAACGAACGCCTGCGTCTGAAAGTGGAAGCACTGGATACGCAAACCGGTATCCTCACCGGAAAGGCCCGCGAAGCGCAGGCTGCGGCGGAAAAAGAAGCCGCTGCATTTAAAGATCAGGCCGATGCTGCTGAAAAAGCATCCAAAAGCACCAAAGAACTTTCGGACAACCAGAAAAACGCCATATCTTCCGCTGATGCTCTGGCAAGCGCTGTGAAGCGGCTCGCTGCTTCTTACCTCAGTATTCAGGGACTGAAAAAAGCCGTAGACCTTTCAGACGGCTTGGTTTCTACCCGTGCCCGGCTTGACCGCATGAACGATGGCCTGCAGACCACGCAGCAGCTTGAGACCATGATCTATCAGTCCGCGCAGCGTTCCCGCGGCAATTTTATGGACACCATGGGGCTGGTTTCACAGTTGGGTACTATGGCGGGCAGCGCATTTGGCAACACAAAGGAGATCGTTCAGTTTGCAGAACAGTTGAACAAACAGCTTGCGCTCTCCGGCGCATCCGGGCAAGCTGCGCAGGCTGCAATCCTTCAACTGGAACAGGGCCTTGCGTCCGGCGTGCTGCGCGGCGATGAACTGAACAGCGTCATGGAACAGGCACCGGCCATTGCAAGATCCATTGCGGACTATCTGCAGGTGGATATGGGCAAGCTGCGCGAAATGGGTGCACAGGGGCAGATCACCGCCGCCATTGTAAAAAACGCCATGTTTGCAGCCGCAGCAGAGACCAACGCTGAATTTTCCAAAACCCCCATGACTTGGGCGCAGGTTTGGACGGTGGCTTCCAACGCTGCCATCCGTGCCCTTGACCCGCTGCTGTCAGCCATCAACTGGGTAGCGAACAACATCCAGACGGTTGTCCCCATTGTGATTTCTCTGGGAACCGCCTTTGGTGTGCTGCTGATCGCCGCCAACTGGACGAACATTCTGGCATTTGCTTCTGAGAAAGCCGCTGCCGCACAGGCATTTCTCAATGCCGTCATGGCCGCAAACCCGGCCGCACTGGCCGCTGCCGCCGTTCTGGTGCTGGTAGCTGCCCTGTATGCAGGTGTTGCTGTGATGAACCACTTTGCAGGCACAAGCGTTTCCGCTACAGGTATCATTACGGGCGCATTTGCTGTGATGGGTGCATTCGTGTTCAACAGTGTTCTGGTTCCCCTGCAGAATGGATTTGCCATGTTTGCAAACTTTGTGGGCAATGTGTTCACGAACCCGGTCGCAGCTGTGAAAGTTCTGTTCTATGATATGGCAATCACCGTTTTGCAGTATATGCAGAATATTGCGTCCGCTGTTGAGGGGCTTATCAACATGATCCCCGGCGTGACGGTCGATCTGACCAGCGGCCTGGGCGGCTGGATCACCGATCTTGCCAAAAAACGGAGCGATGAGATCCAGAACAGCGGCTATACCGAGTATGTGAAGCCGTGGGAGAACATGGATCTCGGCAGCGCCTACACCAGAGGATATGATTGGGGTTCCAACCTCAGCCTTGGCAACCTGTTCGGGCCGGGCGGTCTTGGCGATCTGGGCGTTCCGCAGGCAGCAGATGTCAATTCACTGCTGAATAATGTTGGCGCAATTAAGAACAACACCGGTAAGATCGCAAAAACGGTTGATCTTTCAGATGAGCAGCTCAAGATGATGGTTGATATTGCGGAACGTAAATTCGTGAACAACATCAACCTCACCTCGCAGGCCCCGGTCATTACTGTTCAAGGCCAGAACACCGGAAACACTGAAGCCGACCGCCAGAGCCTTGCCGATCTTCTGGGCGACCTCATTATGGAGCGCGTGCAGAGTGGCAGTGTCGTTGCGGTCAATTAAGGAGAATGTATGCCGAGCCTTTACCGCATTTATTTTTCACGGGACAGCACCGTGCTGTCCCTGCCCATCAACCCGGAAAAGCTTCCGGAGACCAAAGAATCCGACAATGGCGAGTATAATGTGCTTGGCCTTGGCCCTGTCATGCAGCCGCGCACGCCAAAGCTGCGTAAGGTAACGATCTCCGGTCTGTTTCCCGGACGCAGGCTCCCATGGATGAGCGCGGCCGTGTTTTTACCGCCATCGGTGTACATTACGTTTTTCAAGAGCGCAATGGATCAGAAAAGGCCCATCGTCTATACGCCGGTGCGCTATTATGAGAACGGCACCCCGTTTCTGGGTGGCGGCATGGGTTTTGAGTGCCTTGTTACCAGTTTCAAGACCGAGGAGCGCGGCGGCGAGACCGGCGACTTTTACTTTGACCTGACCATTACTGAATACAAGGACTTTTCACCGCAGAAGGCTGTTCTGCAGGGCAGCAGCGGAAACTTCTCGCCTGCAGCCACTACGGCATCCTCTGCGCTGAACACTGTCACGCGGGCGCTTTCTGCCGCTGCTGTCGCAACGTCTACTGTCAGTGCTGTAAAAGTGATCCTTACTCCAGCACGCAGCATCCAAAGCAGCAAACTCTATGTGGGTGCCCAGCGTAAGGCAAACGGGCAATATTACAGCACCAGCACTGCACCAACACCTGCCGGCACGCTCAGCGGCCAGCAGGTGCAGGTACGGCGCATCGTATCCCGCACAAACCCGCATCCGTATTGCGTGCAGGATCTTTCCGGGGTGGTATTCGGCTGGATGTCCGCTTCTGACCTCACGGAGGTGAACCGGTGAGCTATGAACTGATCGTGGGCCGCAAAACGCCCGGAGACCTGCTAAACCTCACTAACAGCGTAACAACCGCAAGCTGGATCACCCAGCGCACCGGGAATCCCGGCAAGCTTACCTTCACCTATCTGCGCACGCCGCAATCCAAAATCGAAGAGGGCGACGTTGTACGGTTTTCCGCAGATGGAGAACTGCAGTTTTATGGATGGGTATTCAGCCGCGGGCAGGACCGTTGGGGGCCTGTGGATGTGGTCTGCTATGACCGGCTGCGCTACCTGAAAGCAAATAACAGCTACACATTTTATGCCCAGAGCGCCGCCGACATTATCAAGCAGATCTGTGAAGACCTGCAGGTAGATGTGGGCACGCTGGCCGATACCGGCTACAAACTCCCCTCCCTCGTGATGCAGGATAAAAGCTGCATCGACATCATCAATACTGCCATCCAGAAGACCTTGCTGAATACCGGCACGGTCTTTGTTTTTTACGATTCTGGAGATGGTGTTGCTCTGCGCTCTGCAGCTGATATGAAGAGCGACTACATCATCGGCGAAAAGAGCCTGATGACCAACTACAGCTACAACACGTCCATTGACTCCCAGACCTACAACAGCATCAAGCTGGTGCGTCCGAACAAGGAGACCGGCAAGTCCGATGTTTTTATCCGAAAGGATTCGGACACCATTGCCCGCTGGGGCTTGCTGCAGCTCTATCAAAAGGTGGACGAAGCGGCCACAGACGCACAGGTCAAGGAGCAGGCAAAGGTCAGTCTGGAGTATTACAATCGCGTTCTGCAGCAACTCAAATTCACCTCGCTGGGTGTCAATAGCCTGCGGGCGGGACAGCTTCTTCTGGTCAATATCAATGATCTTGACGGCGACCCGTTCCGCAAGTATGTCATGCTGGAAAAGGTCTCTCATACGTGGGAAAACGATCTGCACACCATGGAACTGGAAGCAAAAGCTCTGTAAGGGAGGGAAATCTTTTGGACATCGTGGAAGCACTTTTGCAGCTGAACCGGGTTGCCGGAGACGTTGACCAGCCCACCGATCTGCAGATCGGCACCGTGGTAAAGGCCCCGCCCGATGATGATGTGCTGGAAATCTCCATCAACACGGAAATGGCTACACTGCGGCAGGATATTCTCTACCTTGCAGAGCCGGTCATTGAAAAGAAGATCCCGCTGCTGAAACACCGGCACGCCATGCCCCATATACACGCTGGTGTTCACGGCAGCACAGGCAGCCCATCGGAGCCTTACACTGGTTATTCCCTGCTCTCAGGGGGCGCAGACAGCTCTGTACAGAGCGAGGACATCAAAGGCTGGGAGAATGGAAAAGTCCTTTCACTGAGCAAGGATAAGAAATATATCATCCTCAACCCTGCCCTGAAAGCCGGTGACAAGGTGCTTCTTCTGCGTGTGCAGCGTGGCCAGAAGTTCGTCGTGTTATCTCGTGTATATGAAGGTGGTGATTAAATGGCCGTATTGCCGGAAAACAGCATCGATTTATCGGGCGGCGTTGAGTTTGTCGCTCAGCCTTCCCTGACATGGAAGATCGACCGTGCAGCTGGACGTATCGCCGGAACATGCGACGGCTATGATGCCGTAAAGCAGGCAGTGGAGATCATCCTGAACGTAGAGCGCTATCGCTGGCAGATCTACCAGCCTGCAAGCGGTATGCAATGGGATGGGCTGGTCGGACAGGATGCCGGTTATGTTGCCGCAGAACTGCAGCGCCGTCTGCAGGATGCTCTGCTGACAGACGACCGCATCACGGGGTTAAAAAACTACGAATACAGCATCGACGGGCAGAATTTGACGGTGAGTTTTACCGTCGAAACAGTCTACGGCGATGTTGAGACCGGAACGGAGGTGAAATTCTGATGCAGAACTTTTCAGATGCAACCTATAAAAACATCCTCGACTACATGCTTTCACTGGTGCCGGATACCTATGATAAGCGCGATACCAGCCCTATCCAGACTTCACTCGGCCCGGCAGCCTACGTGCTTGAGGGCTTTTATCTGAGCCTCGACCTTGTGCAGAAACAGGCGTTCGTCCAGACAGCTGCCGGCGATTCGCTGGATCTTCTGGCAGTGCTGGCCGGTATCACCCGCAAGCAGGCTTCCGCCGCTGTAAAGGTCGGCATCTTTGACTGTGAGGTTCCGATCGGTGCGCGATTTTCAACGATCAATGGCACTGAGAGTATCAATTTTGTGGTCATCTCCACCATTACGGAGGGAAGCGCCTACCGTCTGCAGGCTGAGACTGCCGGTGATATCGGCAACCGATACTCCGGCCCCATTCTGCCGATTGATTCCATTGAAGGATTGAACAGCGCTCAGTTGACGGATCTTCTGATTCCCGGCGAAAACACCGAAGAGGATGAGCCTTTCCGCGCGAGAATCATTGAACGTCTGAACAGCCGCAGCTTTGGTGGAAACGTGGCACAGTACGTTGAGGAGATCGAAGCGATAGACGGCGTGGGCGCTGTGCAGGTCTACCCCGTGTGGGATGGTGGCGGAACGGTGTGCTGCTCAATCTTGGGAGCCGACTTTCTTCCTGCGTCCAGTGATCTTGTGCAGATGGTACAGAATGCCATCGATCCCCCGCCCGGTCAGGGGCTTGGCCTTGGGCTTGCGCCCATCGGTGCGCAGGTGACCGTCACAGCGCCGCAGACAGTGCCTGTAGACATTTCTGCCACGCTGACCCTTGCATCCGGACACGAACTTGAAACCGTACAGCAGCCTGCGCAGGACGCTGTCAGTGCCTACCTGCTGCAGATTCGTAAAAACTGGGATGTCAATATCAGCAGTACGGCCATTGCCTACTCGGCAGAGGTGTATCTTGCTCGTGTCCTTGCCGCGCTCATCTCTCTTGATGGGGTCGTCAATGTTTCGGCTCTGACGCTCAATGGGATTGCTGCGGACATGGCGCTGCAGCAGACCGGTGCTTTGCAGCAGGTTCCGGTGCTGGGGAAGGTGGAACTACATGGAACTTGACCTGAACCATGACCTGCATTCCCTTTTGCCGCCTTTTTACCGGGAAATTGCGGAATACCAGCAGGTCTGTGACGCTGAAAAAGCACAATTTTCCCGGACAGCTGATAGTGTACGGGTCATCGGGCAGAACTTTTTTGTCCAGACCATGGATGCGGATTCTGTGCAGAAATGGGAACAAGTCCTGCATATCCGGGCAAAGCCTTTGACCGAAACGCTGAGTTTTCGACGGCAGCGCATTCTGTCGCGTTTGTGCACCCGCCCTCCCTTTACACTTGCATTTCTGTACCAACAGCTCGACACGTTACTGGGCGTTGGCCGGTGGACATGCCGCGTGGATTATCCGGCTTACCTGCTGACCATCGGCACTCACGTTGAAGATAAGCTTCACCGCGAAGAACTGATCCACATGGTAAACCAGATCAAGCCTGCGCATATCGTGTTCGGAATGTATCTGTTCTGTGACCCCGTAGAAGCATATGCCTACGCTGCCGCCGCACCCTGCGGCACAAGCATCCTTGCATCGGTTCGGATGCCTGAAATAAAAAAGGAGGACACACAATGAGTTGGGAAACGCTGGCTTATACCGATGCCGGCATTGAGCTGCTGATGGATGCCGTATCGGGCAAGCAGCTCACGATTACGCAGGCTGTCGGAGGGAGCGGTCTTGCAAATGCCGCTGTGCTCCACGCGCAGACCGACATCACCGGCGAGCGGCATTTGCTTGAGCTGATGGGCATCGAGCCTGTTGAAGAAAACGGCAGCGCTGCCCGCCGCGTGAAGATTCGCATTACCGGCGCGGAGGATACCTACACCCTGCATCAGATTGCCCTCTTCGGGCGGCAGACCGGGGCGGCAGAAGATACGCTCCTGCTCCTCGTGCAGGATGACCGCGGTGTCGAGATCCCGGCGGCTTCCACCGATCAGGAGTTTGAGTTCGTTTTCACTGTGGTGATCGTGATCTCCCGGGATGCGGAGATCGTGATCAATCTGAGCGCTGAGATGCAGAGCTTGCAGCTGTTTGTCGAAGAGCGGATTCAGGAGCACGACCTGTCCCCGGAGTCTCACAAAGACTTGCGCATCGCCGCTGCAAAGATGCAGGCGGATATCGATATCCTTCAATTGAAGATCGCGACCGACGTAACGGCAAATCCGTTCTCCGTCACCTTTGAGTCGCTGGACGGCTTGACCGTGACAGGTGTGTGGAACGCCGATCTGTCAAGGATTGAATTTTGAGTAAGGAGGTGAATTTTTATGGCAAATGTAAGATTAGGCGCAAAGGCCGTTGGCAGCATCGTCAAAATCAAAGTCAACGGTGCGGCCAAAGATTTCATCATCGTGCATCAGGGCAAGCCGTCCAGCGTCTATGACGATAGCTGCAACGGCACATGGGTGCTGATGAAGGACATCTACACAACGTACACGTTCGGCAACAATAACTCCTACAAGGATTCCAGCATCCACACATACCTGAACGGAACGTTCTACAACCTCATCGACAGCGACATCCGGGCAGCTATTAAGCAGGTAAAAATCCCGTACCAGAACGGCACAGGCGGCGGGGACGGCAGCCTTGCCACCGGCGCAAATGGTCTTTCCACCAAAGTATTCCTGTTGTCCGGCTATGAAGTTGGCTGGACGACCAGCGACGATCGCAATTTCCCCAAGGATGGTATCCGGCTGGCGTACTTTGGAAGCGGCTCTGGCGGCAACAGCAAGCGTGTCGCCTACAACGGCAGCAGCACTGCCATGTGGTGGCTGCGCTCTCCGCACACCGACAATTACGGCAGCGTCTGGGCCGTCAACACCGAGGGCTCCTACGACGCCGGCCGCTGGAACTACCACTCCTGTGGTGTTCGCCCCGCTCTGATTTTGCCCTCTACTCTCTTGGTGTCTGACGATGGCACGGTCTCGACTAACACCGCGCCCTCGACTCCGTGGAATATTTCCGTTCCTTCGTCCATCATGGGCGGCACGAACATCTCAATCTCGTGGGAAAAAAGCTATGATGCTGAGAGCAATCTCGCCGGCTACAAGGTAGAGCGTTCGACCGACGGCGGCTGGTCGTGGAGTCGGATTTATCAGGGTACGGCCACCAGCACCACGGACAACGTCGCCTTCGGCACCACGTCCGTGATGTACCGCGTCAAGGCATACGACACCGAGGGTCTGGAGTCTGGCTGGCGCACCAGTTCGCAGGTAACGGTGGTCAACAACAACGCCCCGTCTGCACCGCCGTCCATCGCGGTGCCGAAGGATGTCAAGGGCGGCAGCACGCTGGTGATCTCGTGGACTGCGGCAAGCGACAGCGACGGCAACCTGAGCGGCTACATTCTGGAGCGCAGCACCGATGGTGGCTTCGCCTACATGCAGGTGTACAAGGGCGACGCGCTGACCTACACCGACACCATCACCAACGGCTGGTACACCGTGATGTATCGGGTCAAGGCATACGACACCGAGGGCCTGGAGTCTGGCTACACCACGTCCGCTATACGCACGGTCAGATACAATGTGGCCCCGGCCATCAACGCCAGCTCCACGAATCTGGGAGAGAAGAACGCACCCTTCGACTTCACCTATACCGTTACCGATGCCGACGGCGACACGCTGACTGTCACCGAAAAGTTGGACAGTAAGACCACCAACACCCGCACCGGCGTTGCCAGCGGCACGGCCCTGACCTTTGGGCAGGGTAGTACCGCCGAAAATTTCCAGCGCATCCTGAATGGCTCCCATACCATTAAGATCACCGCGAACGATGGCAAGGAGAGCACCAGCCTGAACGCAACGTTCACCAAGAGCGTTACCAGTGCAAGTGTGACCCTGACCACCCCGCTGGCCGTGGATGGTGACATTACTGTGGCGATCTTGCAGGTGTCCGGATCCATCCCGAATGATGCCGCGTTCAAGGCGGAAGCAACCAACAACGCGCTGGATGATTCGCCGGTCTGGCAGGACGTGACGGCAGAAGTCCGCAAGGGCATGAACATCGTCTTTGAAAATCAAACCGCTTCTGCCGGAGCGGCGTTCAATTTCCGCATCAGCGTGGAGCGCGGCGCAAGCGGCGAGGGCGGCTATATCGATTCTGTTTCCGGTGCATTCCAGTAAGGAGGGATTCACATGATTATCTGGAGAAAATGCAGCCTGTCCACCCGGGCAGAAAAAGAAGCTGCAGCCAAGAAGCAGCAGGAGCAGGAACAGCTGCCGGAAACGGTGACGGCCCTGAAAGCTGCACAGAGCGACACGGACGAAATGGTGGTCGATCAGGAGTATCGCATCACCATGTTGGAACTGGGTGTCTCCGATACGGACGACACCGATAACGCTGATAACACCTGATAGGGAGGAAAAACATTATGTCTAAATCATCTGAAATGGTTCTGTATCGTACCTGCAAACGCATGATCCAGCGCGGCACCATCGACGGTCTGGCTGAGAAGATCGACATCTTCTACGCTGCTGGCAAGCTGACCGATGGGCACTACACGGAACTGACCGGCCTGCTAGCCGCAAAGCAGAAGGAGCGGGACTAACCGATGGGCTGGCCTGATCTGTGCGAAAGGCTGATGACCCGGCTGGAAACCAGTGGTGCGGACACGACCGCAGAGCGCGGCGAATTTGCAGTGCTGGTGGCTGAGTGTGGGTCGAGCGGCTGCAAATGGCATTGAGCCAGAAAGGAGAAAACAACAATGGCGATTAAAGCCTATTCCTATGCGAAGGATGGGAGCAAGGCTCTGAGCAAGAACTTCCACGTCCGGGAGTTCAAGTGCAAAGACGGCAGCGACCCAATCTTTATTGATGACGAGCTTGTGGCTCTACTGCAAAAAATCCGGGATCACTTCGGCAAGGCTGTGAACATCAACAGTGCTTTCCGCACTGCCAGCCACAACGCCAAGCAGAAGAAGGCGGCCAAGTACAGCCAGCACCTTTATGGCAAGGCGGCTGACATCTGGATCGCTGGCGTGTCGGTGGACACGCTGGCGGCCTACGTCGAAACACTGCTTCCCGGCAAGGGAGGCATTGGACGATACCACGCGGACGGTTTTGTCCACGTCGATGTGCGGGAGGTAAAAAGCAGATGGGTGATGTAGTGAAGAATGGAATTTGCACCATGGTTGGAGTAATCGGCAGTCTGATCGCAAGTCAATTCGGCGGATGGGATGCGGCACTTTCGACGCTGATCCTGTTCATGGCAGTCGATTACATCACGGGGCTTGTGGTCGCCGGGGTTTTCCACGCCAGCCCGAAGAGCAAAGACGGCACACTGGAATCCCGCGCTGGGTGGAAGGGGCTGTGCCGCAAAGGCGAAACACTGCTGATCGTGCTGGTGGCCTGCAGGCTGGATGCCGTGATGGGTTCCACCTTTGTGCGGGATGCCGTTGTGATCGGCTTTATCTGCAACGAGACCATTTCCATCATCGAAAACGCGGGCTTGATGGGACTGCCCATCCCGGCAGCGATCACCAAGGCTGTGGACATTTTAAAGCAGCGCTCGGAAACCGAGCAGAAAGGATAAGCTCTTATGAATGAATTTCTGAAAGTCGCACTCACTGCCTGCATCCCCGCAATGACCGTCATTTTCGGCTGGGGCCTGAACAAAGGTGTCAGCATTGCAAACGGCTACATCAACAACAAGTTTGCGCAGACCTGTCTCCAGAATGCCGCCAACGCGGTGTTCAACGCCGTCCAGTACGTCAACCAGACCTACGTTGATGCCCTGAAGGAACAGGACAAGTTCGACGAGGCTGCGCAGCGCATTGCCTACAACCGCGCACTGGCTGCAGCGAAGAAAGCCCTGACGCAGGAGACCATCACGTTCATCAAGGAGACCTTTGGCGACCTCGACAGCTACCTGAAGCCGATGATCGAAGCACAGGTGCGCAGCCAGAAAAACTATATGTGATGTTTTCGCGGCATCACGAAAATGTTAACGCCAACAAAGTCATAGTATAGCACCAGCCCCGGGGAGCCTGACGGTTCCTCGGGGCTGTTTTTGTTTGGCGTGTTTCGA